GGAAAGTTTATACCTTTCGATTTTTCAGCATTAATTACAGAATTGTTAAAAGTAAAAGACACTATTGGTGTAGTTGGTGACGCAGTTAAACCAGTAATTGATGAAATTACTTCATTAGGCGAAAGAAATTGGTTTGATAAATTAACATCTAGCGCATTAGATTTTAAAGATAAAGTTGGCGATGCTTTTGGAAAAGTAAAAGACAATGTTTTTGATTTTGATAAATCAATGGAAGGTTTGGTCACAGGCTCGATTGATGCGATGACTCAAGGGTTTACTGACATGATTACCGGAGCAAAAAGTTTCGGTACAGCAATGAAAGATATGGCTAAAACTGTCGTTGACGCTTTGCTTAAAATGTTTATTCAATACATGATTGTTCAGCCTTTATTCGACATGATGTTTCCTGGCGCCAGAACCGCTAATACTACGAAAGTTAGAGGAGAAGCATTAGGTGGGCCAGTGCAAAACAGTACCCCTTATTTAGTCGGAGAGCGTGGTCCTGAGTTGTTCGTACCTAACGCGGGTGGCAACATCATCCCCAACAATAAGATGGGTGGTGGTGGTGGTGGCGGTGTAACTGTTAATCAAACTATTAACGTAACGACAGGCATCCAATCTACTGTAAGGGCTGAGATAATTCAGCTAATGCCTCAGATAGCTAATGCCGCTAAAGGTGCTGTTGCTGATGCACGATTGCGCGGTGGTAATTTCTCTAAAGCAATGGGAGGCGCATAATGCCTTTAGCTTTTCCAAATGTTGGAATACAGAATATGTCTATGCGGCTTAAAAGAGTCGTGGCTGTAGTAGAATCTCCTTTTACTTTAGACACTCAGGTATACGCTCATCAAGGAGCGAGGTGGGAAGCTGAAGTTAGTCTGCCGCCTTTGAGTCCTGCTGAGTCACGATCTGTGCAAGGTTTTATAGTCGGTCTGAAGGGGCGCGAAGGCACGTTTACATTCGGTAACCCGATAGAGACAAGCACGATTTCTAATAATACGGTAAGTAGTGCGGCTATTAGGTCAGAATCATTTACGCTAGGTTCAGGCACAGCGGCAGTAGCGGCAGGAACATATTTTGAGTTAAATAGTTATTTGTATTGCGTTACATCAGACAAGGCCGCAGGTGCAACCACACTAAATTTCCAACCGCCATTGCGATCAGCAGTGACCTCATCAAGAGTAGTTAAATACAATCTTCCAAAAAGCATTTGGCGCATGTCATCTAATGACGTAGGTTGGTCAATTAATGAAGCTAGTATTTACGGGTTTTCTTTTTCTTGTGAGGAAGCGTTATGAGTAGAACTTTAAGCACTGCAATGCGCAACGAAACCTTAGCCGCAGTTGTTCGCCCTGCCTATTTTGTTCGCATGACATTCGACGTTAATATTACAGCGGGTAATTTTATAATAGGACACTTTTACCGCATAGCTAGTATTGGCGGTACTAATTTTACAGCTATCGGAGCAAGTGCAAATACAGTTGGGTTGGATTTTACGGCAACTGGCACAGGTGCTAATAATGGAAATGGCACTGCTAGTGAAAGCCCTAGTCAATTAAATATCTGGAACGGTATCGGTGATCTTGCTTTTGGAGGTAACACATACACAGGCACAGGCGACCTCCTCTCAATAAGTCAAATAACAGAAACCTCAGACATTCAGGCAACTGGAATTAGCGTAAGTTTAACAGGCGTTAAAACGTCCCTGATTGCTATCGCTAAAAATCACGAATATCAAGGTAGGCCATTAATTGTTTCTCTTGGGGCGTTTGATTCGTCTGGCGATTTAATTGCTGACCCTGTAGTTATATTTTCTGGTTTCATGGACACTATGACTATTTCTGAGAGCGGAGCATTTTCAAGTATCGCCATATCGGTTGAAAACAAATTAGTTGCGTTTGAGCGCACAAGAGTTAGGCGTTATACAGCAGAAGATCAAAAAATAGATAATGCAACCGACAAAGGTTTTGAGTTTGTTACAGCTATCGTTCAAAAAGAAATAATATGGGGACGTCCTACTCCTGGTGGTGGAGGTGGCAATTTAGGAGATAGAGGCGGCAATACGCAAAGATACTAAGGGGAATATATGGAAATTGCACACGAATGTTTTACTAATGTAAAAGAAGACATTAAACCATTACTAGATATGCACTGGTCTGAAACAGAACCCAATCAAGAAACCATTAAACTAGATCCCGATTGGAATGAGTATTTTCGCTTATCTGAGGCGGGGATATTACGCATATTTACTGCAAGAGATAAAGGCCGTTTAATTGGTTATTGCGTTTTGTTGATATCAACAAGCGTCCACCATAAAGGCCATATTTTTGCGGGAACTGACGTAGTATATATTCATCCAGAATTTAGGAGGGGTTCTACAGGCTCGGATTTGATACACTTTGCAGAGAGTCATTGTAAAGACAATGGCGTTTCACTTATGACGCTAAATATGAAAACAGATTATCCTTTTGATAGTTTAATGCTAAAAATGGGGTTTAATCTGATAGAGCGCGTTTATCATAAATGTTTTTTAGGGCAGTAAAATGGCAACTGTAGTTATAGCAGGATTAGCGTCAATGGGTAGCGCGGTAATTGCCGCAGGTGGTTTTGCGGCTTTTGCGGCCGCAGGTGGATCATTATTTGCCGCTTTTGCTCTTGGCGCAGGTTTATCGTTAGTGTCTCGCGCATTAATGCCAAAGGCTGATGTTGGCGCTCAAATGGGCGGTCAATCTGTAATGACTAGAGAAGCGGCTACTTCTCGCAAGATTGTTTATGGTCGTGCGCGTATAGGCGGCAATGTTGTTTACCTAGAATCAACTGGTTCTGATAATAAATATCTTTATCTAGTAATGGCGGTTGCAGGGCATGAAATTGATGCATATGAGGAAGTCTGGTTTAACGATGAAAAAGTTTGGGATGGTGGCGTTTATCAATCTGGATGGGCAACTGCAGGAAACTCAAGCACTTCACCTTATGTAGATATACAGTTTTATAAAGGCGATCAAACTGCCGCAGACAGTGGATTGGTTTCCGCATCTAACAAGTGGACAACCGATCACAAGCTACTTGATACAGCCTATATGGTAGTCAGGCTAACGCATGACGTTGACAAATTCGCTCAAGGTCTTCCAAATATATCTACCATTATTCGCGGTAAAAAGGTTCTAAACCCCAACGGGGGTGCTGTTGCGTGGTCACAAAACCCTGCTCTTTGTATTTACGATTATTTGCGAGATACTAAATATGGTCTAGGCGAAGAAGTTGCAAACATTTTAACGTCTTCTGTAAATACCGCAAAAACAGTTTGTGATGGAAATGTGCCTTTATCCGCAGGTGGCAATCAACCTAGATATACTATAAATGGAGTAGTTGATACGGCTACCTCTATTAAAACCAACATAGAAACAATGGTTGGTTCTATGGCGGGTCGGCTAGTTTACTCTGGAGGGAAGTTTGAAATTCATGCGGGTGAATATGTTGCTCCTGCATATACTGTAGATGAATCTCAAATTATTGGCGAGATTACAGTACAAACTAAGCAGTCAAGAAGAAGCGCATTTAATGGCGTAAAGGGAATTTTTCTTTCAGAAGAAGACAACTACATTCTCGCAGACTACCCTGCACAAATATCAAGCACCTTTGCCGCACAAGATGGAGACCCAATATATCTTGATATGCCGTTACCGTTTACTACAAACAATATACGCGCTCAGAGGCTTGCAAAGCTCGCTCTGTTCCGTTCTAGGCAACAAGAAGCCATAACTATACCCTGCAACCTGAGTGCGCTTAGATTTAAGATAGGCGACAATATTAACGTCACCAATACACGGCTTGGTTATAATCAAAAAATCTTTGAGGTCGTTGGTTATGCAATGGACTTCCGTTCAGACGGTCAAATTGTCGTTAATGTTAATGCGATAGAAACAGCCGCATCTATCTGGGATTGGCAAGCATCTGATCAAGAAGTGTTTTTAGGCGCAGGGGAAGTTGCTTTATATACTGGAACAACTGCTATTGCTCCACAAAATATTCAGGTTGCAAGCGATTCATTTTTAAGTCTTGACGGCACATTTAACTCACAATTTATAGTGACTTGGACAAACGCAAACGATGCATTTACCGATCATTACGTTGTTGAATGGAAACTAGCAAGCGACGACAATTACTTTAGTCAAACAACTAAATCCACGCCATTTCATATTGTTAATTTAGTAAACCTTCAAAGCTACAACGTCAGAGTTAAAGCTGTTAATGAATTAGGCGTTTCTAGTGCTTATTTATCTGCGACTCCAACGTCTGCTATTGATACCACTGCGCCCTCAGTGCCTAGCTCAATCTCTGCCACAGCCGGGTTTCAGTCAATCAGCTTGCAATGGACTAACCCTAGCCAGAAAGACTTTACCAATGTAGAGATTTATCGCGCCACTTCATCTGGTGGGACTTATGCACCAGTGTCTAGTATTAGTGC